CTATGCTCCAGCGCCTCCTGAAATGATGAGTTCGCCGACGCGCTTGGCCTTGTCCATGCCGCCGACCTGATAGGTGGTTTCGACGGCCTCAAAATCAAAGGCGGCGAACATCGCGCGGACGTCCGGATGATCGTTGATGCTGAGCAGGAAGCGACCCTGCAGGCCTCCGAGCTGCTCCGCCATCGCCTCGAACTCCGCTCGCTCGAAAAGCGGCTGGCGATCGTCGCCGACATAGTCTTTCTCGGATCCGTAGTAGGGTGGATCGAGATAGAAGAGCATGCCGGGCCGGTCGTAGCGGGTGATGAAGTCCGCCCAAGGCAAGCGCTCGATCGTGACAGGCGCGAGGCGTTCATGGGCGGCCTCCAGCATCGGCCCGAGCTTGGTGATGTCGAAGCGCGCGGGCGTCGTCGGCGAGACGCCAAAGACGCGGCCCGATACCTTGCCGCCGAACGCCGCCCGCTGGAGGTAGAGGAAGCGCGCTGCCCGCTCCAAGTCGGTGAGCGTCGTCGGATCGGTGCGCAGGAGCTGCTCGAAGCGGGTGCGCGTCGTCAGCTCGAAGCGGAGCATATCCATGAACGGCACATAGTGCCGCTGCAGGATCCGGAAGAAGGTCGCGACGTCGGTCGACCAGTCGTTGATCGCCTCCGCCTTCGGCCGGAGATTGCGGCGGAGGAAGATGCCACCCATGCCCACGAAAGGCTCGGCATAGGCGGAATGGGGTATTGTGTTGATGCGCTCGATGACGCGCTTTGCAAGGTTGCGCTTGCCGCCGATATAACCGGCGACGGGACGGGTGGGCGCGACGGGCATCAGCCCCTCGGCCGCGGGGTGAGACGGACTCGACACAGTTATCATTGTTCCCTAGTCGTTCGCCTGTCCGGTCGGACGGGCGGGATGATCCAGCTACCTGTTTTCTAGAGCGGGATCGGTTGGGCCATGATGGGTGCTGTCCATCGGTTCTGGGGCGCTCCAACGCCCCTACCCCCGCCTCTGACGGCGGGAATTGAGAATTAGCCGGCGCGGTGCTATATGAAGCACAGGACGCGCGTGACACGGTGAACCTTGCGGCCGTAGCACGCCAGCCGATGGGCTGACGGAGCGCCATGTGAGGGATGCAAGTCCTCGCCGCGCGTCCACGTTCCCTACCGCCGATCAAGAATGATCTCCGCGTCGCGGAGGAGCCGCGGAAGCGATGCCTCGTTTTGCTGACGCACGCTCACGACGAACAGCCCTTCGCCGCTGGCGGTGCGTTTCACGATCGCAACGACCCACGCGCCATCGGCCTCGCGGGTGATGATCAGAACATTGTCGCCGTCGCGCGCGACGATGTCGGGGCGATCGCCGAGGCTGGGCAGCTTGCGATAGACTTCGACTGGCAGATCGCCGCGCTTGCGGACCTGCTTTTCGAGGGTGGCCTCGGACAGCACGGCGACGCGCTGCTTGGCGCCGATCGCGCCGGCCATCACGTCGTCGAGGATCATGACCGGGAACTGCGGATCGGGCATCGACAGGAATTGATCGAACGACGGATCGGCAACCAGCTCACGCAGGGTCTGGCGGGCGATATCTTCGAGACCGGCGGCCACCGCATTGGCAAGCGAGGCCGTCGCGCGATCGGCGACGACGCGGAGGTGAGCGGTGCCCGGATTATAAGCGAAGCCGGGCGCCACGCCATCAGGCACCGATACGATCTCGCCTGCCGCTGTCACAAAGTCGCGACGCGGTGGGTTGGGCGCCTCGCTGACCTTCCAGCCCATGCGATCCATCCGCGCTTGGCTAACCTGCTCCGGTCGGCAATTGCAGCCCCAACCGTTCGGCGGGAACATCCACTGCCACGCCGGATCATCGACCGGCAGGATGATGCCATGCCAGCTCTTGTGGTCGAGCCGCGGGTGCTTGCGATAATGGTCCGAGATGTACCGGATGTAGGGAAAGATCGCCTTTTCGCGCTGATACTTGCGCCAGCGCCCAGCGGCGATGCTCATCCGGACGTTGGTGCGGTAGATGTTGCGCAGGCGGCGTTCGTCCACCACAACGGGATCGGGCGTACCCGTCAGTTCTTCATTCTGGACTACGCCCCACCAGCCGTGTTTTTTCAGCTCGGGCATGATGCTCGCCTGCCATTGCTCAAAGGTTCCGCCGTTGCGGATGACGTCGTCGAGCGAGACTTTGATCGACGTCAGGAGATCGAGCTTGACGATCTTCGCGACCGTGAATGAGGAGGCGTGCTCCTCCTGATATGTGTCGGTCCAATGGACGGAGAGGCGATATTGCGACCGCTCGGCCCAAGCGGCAATGATGTCGCCCGAATCGAGGTAGATTGTGTCGCGGAGAGGCGGCCGCTCAGCCATCGTCGCCTTCTCCAGCGTCTAGGGCTGCCGCGAGGCCGGCACGTTCGAGGTCGGCGGCGATCGGCGCCTCGTCGCCGACGCCAGCGTTGAGTGCGGCTATCAGCTCGGCGGCGGTTTTGGCGCTGCGGATGGCATCGAGCATCGGATCGGTGAGGGCGCGCGTGGCGCGGTAGCCATCGCGAGCGATCAGATCGTCGACGAGCTTGTCCTCCTGGGCGTCGGGGATGTCGCCCTCGGCGAAGCTGGCCTCGGCGACGTCCTTTTCCCAATCGGTTTGGATCGGCTCGAACATCTCGGGGCCGAAGCGCAACTCGCCGCGATACGGCGTGACCTTCGACAGGTCGACGTCGCCAGCGTCGTAGGTGAGCGTGACGTGCGGCATATAATCCGCGTAATCCCAGCTCGCACCGGCATCGCGCATCTCGCGATTGCGCTGGTAAAGGTGACCAGAGGCGAAGTGCAGCGCGACGGCGCCCTGATCGCCGATCGCCTCGACGATCCGCGGGCCGCCCATCGGGACGAGATGGTCGGAAGTATCCGGCCCCCATCCCCAAAAGCCGCCCATCTTGAGCCAGTTCACCGGGCGCTTGGAATAGGTGACAGTGACGTGCATCTCCTCGGCGGGGATGACCGATTTGAAGCCCTGCTCGCGAGCCCAGGCAATCAGTTCGTCGGCATTGACGAGCGGACGGCAGACATAGAGCGGGCGCGGATCGTCGGCCGCGAAACTGGCGGTGCGATCGTTGACGTTCGGATCCTGCAGATCGTTGTCGTTCGCGCCTTCGTCGCCCTTGTCGGGATCGGCGACGTCCGAGCGGTCGCCATCGGCGCCTTCGTCCGGCTCCGCCGCCTTTTCCTTGCGGACGAAACCATCGCCATAGACGTCCCGGAAGCTCTCGGGCGTGCGAACCCAGCCCTGCTTTTCAAGCTCGGTATCGGTCTCCGCCTGCGCCTGGGTGTCCTCTTCCTCCTCGACCTCGCGCGTGACGCGCGGGCTGGCCACGTCATGGCCGTAGTTGAGGTCGGTCCACCAACGGGCGACGGTTTCATTGAAGCTGTCGCACTGCAGGTCGGCGTCGGACGAAACGACCTCCATCTTGACGCCTTGGTGGACCTGCGCCTGACTGAGGCTCGCGCCGTCCTGCGTGGTCATCGTCTGGGACAGCACGATCTTGGCGATCGCCTCGTCCATGTAACGGACCATCTTGTCGTGATCACCGCCGCCCGAGCGCACGGCTTCCAGCAGCGTCACTGCCATGCCCTCGGGAAGGATGATGCCGCTGTCGGTGGTGATGGCCTGCAGCGCTGCCAACAGCTTCTTCTGCTCGCTCTTGGGCGTGCCGGGGCGATATTTGCCCACAGCGGTCGGGGCGCCGAACTTGTCGAGGAAGATATTCCAAAAGCGGATGCCGTTGCGCTTGAAGAGCGTGGGCCAATAGAGCCATTCGGCGAGGCCGCGGCCGTATCGCTCGTCATCGTCCGAGCCGCCCATTGTGAAGACCCAGAACTTGCGGTCGGGCATGATCGTGCCGAGGCCACCGACCGAAGTCAGGAGGCGGAGCCGGTTCTCAGCATCGAAACGGAAACGGCGCGCGTGGCGAACCTTGATCCTGTCGATATCGATCAGGCCATCGCGCTCGGCCCACATAACCTCTGCCACCGCGATGCCGTTGGGGATCGCATAGAGCATCTTTTGCGTGATGCGATCCCAGCCAATCCGCGCGACGGTGTCGGCGAAACGATCGGAGGCCTCGACCGATCGCGGATCCTTGTCATCTCCGGGAACCACGCTCCAGTTGCGCGAAATGACGGCGAGGAAGCGCTGCTGGAGCGTGGAGTAGACCTGATCGTCCTGCAGGATGCGATCATAGACACCCCAATCGACCGCGCCGCGCAGCCGGGGATCGCGGGGCTCCTGCAGGCCGGTGAGGAAAGGGCGCGTGATATCCTTGCCATCCGCCGTCGATGCGATCTCGGCGAAGAGTTCGGCCTTGGTTGCGCGAGGAGCAGCAGCGCGGCTGCGCTTGCTGGTGGGAGCGATCATAGCTCAAATCCTTCCGATGAATGGCGAGTGACGGAGCCGAAGCCGCGGTCGGTGATCTCGAACTCGCCGGATGTGCTGTCGCGTGCGCCGGTCCCTTCGAACTCGATGTCGCCCGGATCCTCGTTGGCGGCAGCGACGAGGTGCATGCCGGCGATCGCGGTGTCGCCGTGGCGCTTCACGATCTTGCCGTCCTCTCGCGCGGTGGCGGGACGCTCTGGGATCTTGGGGATGCCGCGCACCTGCTTGATCATGCGGAAGTCGTCGAGGACGCCTTCGTCGTAGGGGATGATAAATGTGCGGTCCTCGATCCCCGATTTGAGCAGGGGCATATATTGGAGGTAGGTCTTGTCGGTGGCCATCACGGCCTCGATCACGTCGAAGCCGTAGAGCTGCTGCATTTTCTCAGCGAGCGCCGAGCCATTGCCGCGCCCGTCCATCTTGCCGCCTGCGAAATGCGGGACGCGATCGATCAGCCACTCGACGACGAACTCCTGATCGGAGAAGGGCACATTGCGCATCTCCAGCGTCAGGCGGGCGTGCAGCCGCATCATCTCGTCATGCTGGCCGAACATGATCGGCGAGACGTCACCGCTGCGCGCGAAGTCCTGCCCCATGAAGGTCCGGCGCGTAGGATTGAAGGCATCGAGCCAAGGCTTGACCTCGTCTTCGAGAAAGTCCGTCAGCCATGAGCGGCGCGGCTTTTCCCCCCAGCGCTCGAACCCATCGGGACACGCGAGGCGAACGACGGGCAGCTCCTTCGACATCGCTTCGAGGATGGTTGCGCGTGCCAGATAGGTGCCCGTTCCTCGGGCGGGGATGACGTCCAGCTCCTCGTCGGCGGCGCTGCCATATTTCCTGCGGAGATCAGCCTCCCATTTGGCTTCAGCCTCCGGCGACCATTCCTTGCCCTGGACAAGGCAGATGCGCTGATAGAGCCCCGCGGCGAGCGCATCTTTGAGGGTGATGCGCTGGACATGTCCGCCGCGTTTACCCGTGCGGATCTCTTCGACCAGCGTGTTGAAGAAATTGTCGGTGCCGTCATGGGTCGAGATGACGATCACGCGTCCGCCCCACATGAGGGCGGCGAGGATCGCCTTGATCAGCTCCTCCAGATTATCGTGAAATGCCGCTTCATCGATAATGAAGATGCCCTGCTTACCGCGCACCGATCGCGGGCTGGAGGGCAGCGCCACCACGGCCTTGCCTGACGCAAAGTCGACCCGGAACGCCTTGACCGACTTCCCGGCCTCGCCCTTGATCAGGAAGCCACCCTGCGCCTCGCGGACAACGACGTCATCGTGATAGTCGCCATCGCGAGCGTCGACGAGGACATTGCCCTCGGCGTTGAGATAGCTGCCATCCTCGCGGCGAACGACGAGATCGACCTCCTCGCTCGGGAGCGAGACGCGGACCTCTTCAAAGGCGGTGGCGAAGTCGGCGCAATAGCCGATGAACTCGCGCGCCATGTCGAGGTTGTAGCCGACGTAATAGACGTTCTGAGCGCCGTTCGCGAGCGACGCGGCGAGGACTGCCAGAGGCGAAACGCCATAGGACAGGCCGATACGCCGCGACTTTTCGACCACAAGGAAGTCGTGCTGTTCGGAAAGCTCGATCGTTTCCTGCTGATAGGACAGCAGGATCGACGGCACCTCGGAGGTTACGTCCGGCATCGACGCTTCCCCTTGCGCATTTTCGCGGGCTGCAGCCGGCGCACTGTCGGTGCAGGATCGAACCAAGGCACGTCGCCGGCCACGATCTGGTCGATCAGCGCGCGCCCCACTTCGAGGCCGGACAGCCCGTCGAAGGTGACAAGATCAACATGGGGCGTGGCGTGGCCGGTCTGTCGGGGCCGGAGGTGATTGGAGACGCGCATATTCCAGGCGCGGCCGTTCGGGGCCGTCATCTCGAAGTGAAAGCTACCGGACGCGCGGACGCGGCTGCGAGAGATCTTGCTGATCGTGAACCCCGCGCCGATTGCATATTTGCGCAGATCGAGCGTGAGCTGAACGGGTGCGGGCGCCGGGGCTTTCCCGACGTGGCGCCCGACGAAGCGGCTGAACGGCTGGGGCGGATCGGCAGCGCCGGTCACTTCACCAAGCCCATGATCTTTCGGCGGATGTAATCGGCCTGGTCGCCGCCGACTCCTGCCTCCCGCATCGCATCGGCGGCCACGTCGGCCGCCTTGGCGCGCTCGCTGGTGCGGATATCCTCCTCGAACGAGCGCTTGTCGCGCATCGCCTTGATCACGCCATTGAGGGCGCGGACGAGTTTGGCGATGCGATCGGGGCTGGCGGCCTCGTCGTCGTCGCCCATCGCGTCCATCGCGCGCAGGACTTCGGACTGCGCGCGATGGATTGCGATGTCGACCAGCTCGGTATCGACGCCGCTGGGCAGGTGCTTGCGCATCGCCTCGCGGACGGCGCGATCGCGGATGATCGTTTCGACGAGAGGGCGATATCGATTGGCGTAGCGACCGACTGCGGAGCGCGAGACCCCATATTCTGCGACCGCCTCGTGGATGTCGTCGATCGAGTGCTCGCCCTCGACGATCAGCTTCTCGACGGCAGCGCGAAGGGCCGGGTTTTTCTCGATGCTGGAGCGGGGAGCCATATCACTCCCCCGTCTTGTGGCGATAGACGCCCTCGAAAATCATGGTGCCCGCGGCGGCGGCGCGCCCCGCGCTGGTCGACGACACGACGACGAGGGCGGGATAGTCCTGCAGTTTGAGCAGATCGCGCTCGGCAAGCCAGCGCAGTTCGGTCACGACGTCAGGACCGCCGACGCGGTGCCCCAGCTCGTTGAGCAGGACGGTAACGGTGTCATCGTTGACTTCGCCGCCGACGTCGGCGACGAGATCGAGAATGGCGCGCCGGATGATCGGCTGGATTGCGGCGTGGATCATCGGCCGCCTCCCGATGCCGGCAGCGCGAGCGCCTGCAGCCACTGGCTCTGCGAGCCCATGTGCCGCTCGATCCCTTCGATGCTGCCTTCGAGCCTGCTCAACCGCTCGATCGCGTTGCCGATCTTGTCGATCACCTGCGCGCGGGTCGGCTCGCTATCGATGTCGCCATCGATCTCGGCGACCTTGAGTTTCAGGAGCGCGACCTCGGTTTCGAGCGCCGCGATCTTCGCCTGCGCGGTCGCGAGCGCCTCGACCCCCGCGAACTTGGTGCGAAGCCACAGCAGCCCGATCGCGAGCAGGATCGGCGTGATCGTTGCGGCGATCGGCCAGACGATAGTGGCTTTCGCCAGCAAGGAACTCATAAAACCCCCATGCAACTGCATATCCGCGACGCCGAAGGCGTCGCGCGTGGGTCACAGTGTCAGTGCAGAGGGTGTGCGACCCCCGTCCGTCAGCAAACGAACTTCATGCAGAGATTAAGGGGTCGGCCTGCTGATATCCGGCAAGCTGCACGCGATCAGATAAGCCCCCCCCCGGTGGGCGATCCCAATGTCTGAAATGGGGTGGTTAGCAGACCGTCCTCTATTTCCGTTCGTGTCGAGCGAAGTCGAGACACCCATCGGGAGCCCCTGCCTTCACGGTGTCTCGACTTCGCTCGACACGAACGGGATTTAATGGGCGGTTCGTCCATAAACGCCCGTTAGCGGCCATCGCGTCCGCATCCGCGGCGAATGACTGAAATTGGGTGGGAAGCGGATACTAGAAGGCGGTTTGGTAAAGGTGGAGATGGTAGGGCTCGGCCATTACAAGAAGATTGCCCTCTTGTGAAAATGACGCAGCGAACCAGTCACCCGACAATAGTGGAAAATCGATTTCCCTCTCCGTCTCGCCTGTCGCATATCGTAAACGTAGAATCTGCGCGTGGGGGTCGAAGTCGTATGAAATCTTCGTTTTTCCCGCTTCCATAATTGGAGCAGCATCTTCTCGTCCCCAACCTACAAAGTCCGGTCTCGCAGCGATATCGTAAGGTGCCTGATCGGTCGGTTCAACGTCAGCCGAAAAGCCAACGCTGACCAGCCAAACTTCATCGTGATCGCAGACCAGGAAGCTGTTTTCGCGAGGTATCGTAAAACCAATCAGGCGTTCCGACGGTATAGAAAGGTCCACTCTTCGCATCGTTCCCTCTAATCGCTTCCTCATAGGCTTAGTGCCGAGGGCGAACGTCCGCAATCGGTCGTTTGCCGTCATTCGACCATTCCCGGCGGCGATCGGCCGAAATGGGGTGGGAAGCGAACATAGTCGTGTTATTCCATTCGCTACAGCACGGATGGAGTGAGGCGTTGACGACCCAGTTTCTAATCGATGGCATGTTGTCCGGGACGGGAATTCGAGACGCCGTCAACGGTGGCTATCTTGGTTTGCGCTTAAGGTTTGAGGTGGGTTGTGGCCAAAATTGCTCTCACAATTGAGGATTTTGGCCCTCAAGCAGCAAAATGTAAAATGCTGATATCGCGCACATTTGCTCTTCCCCTCTCGGCTATCGTGCATAGCTTTGAAAACGGTCTGCCCGTCGCGGAGCAAGAACTCTTCGCCAGAGATTTCTCGGACTTTCCTCGCGATTTGTTAGCGGCGCTGGAGCAGTTAGGTGCCCTTGGCTGCCAATGGCGAGCGTTCGAAGTTTTGGGCGGCGAGACCTGGAATGCAACCGATGTATTCTACGAAGTTACCGTTGATCGGCTAAGAACGATCGTCGAAGCAAGAGCCGCCTCGATAGAGCAGCAGCGCAACATCACTTTTTTGGAAAGCGACTTGGATTGACGTCTCAAATTGATCGTTAGGTAAAGTTTGGGCGTCCGCAATCGGTCGTTTGCTGCCATTAGGGCGAGGCCGTCTGGGCATGGTGTCAATTACAGACGCACCGCATCAACGTCGAGGAACGACATATCGCTGGCCTCCCACTTCCCTCCGGCTCCGTGCGGACCGCTCCAACCTTTTTCGAGATGAGACTGCAGTTTCCGACCGTATCGCCGCATCAGACCACAATACGATTGCCATAGCTCAGGCGTAAACCAGCGCTGGTGATCTGTCTGGTGAGCCGTGAGGCCGCAAGGATATCGGGACCAAGTGTCAATCCCTCCCTCGAAAACGGCGATCACAGACTCGCTTCGTTTGGGCATTGGGATCGTTGACGACAGTCGCTTCAATTCGACGAGTCTATGGGATTTCAGCTGCTTGGCTAGCCTCCCCCCTTCTACAAATCTCGGATTTTCATAAACCAAGAAGGCCTTGATTGCATTTTCCAGCGCAAAGCCGCCCAGCAGGAACATAGAGCGATCTACAACGTCCCACCGGAGACGCCGACCGTGCTTGTCGCTGAACTGCAGATAGCCACGGCCTTTCTGTGCATGGAGTCTTACGCACTGCTCGAAAAGATTGTCGGCCGTAATCAACCAACCGTGGGGATTGGCCATTTCGGCGAACCATTGCTGGTCAGATTCTCCAGGTCCGGGCGGATAAATTTTCATTTTTCACGACTACCGGTTCTATCTCCGGCCGCATAGCTTCAAACCTTCGATGCTAGGTGTAACGAAGACCGGTCTCCCCCGATTTTGGATTTTCTCACCGCCACCGTGCCTATTCCTCAGGCGTTGAGTTGAATAAGTTCAGCTGTCGGGGATCGTGACGCAGCCGCCGCAGGCGCCCGACGTTGATCGCCTCGGCCTCCTCGCCTTCGGGGGTCGCGTTGACGAGGTGGCTCAAATAGCTGCGCGAGGTGCGAAGGATCGGGGCCGCTTCTGCAATCGTCATCGTCTTGGCGCGGATCGCAGCGATAATGCCTGCGCGGCGCGCCTCGTCGAGCGCGGCGCGCCCGACCGGCACGCGCAGCACGTTGCCGCCATATATCCGCGAAATGATCGCGGCCCCGTCCGGCCCGATGACTTCGGTGAGCCGGTTGCGCTCGGGATCACTCGGCACTTGGACTTCCTGCCCGCCGAGCCGGTCGACTACGAGCAAAGTCAAAAAGGGTCCAATATGGGCGGCCATTTCCTGCATCTGGCCGGTCCACTTCTGCGTGATGGGCGCATCCTGAGGGATCGGCAATTCGTCTAACGTGCAAAAACGGTCGAGCTTCATTGGTTTACACCTGCTCGAAAGGCCCGCAAAGTGCCGAGGTCAATAACTCTTGGGAGAATGTGAATGGCAGACGCCGACGAGGCATATCGCCGTTTGTCCGATTGGGGATCTGGCGTTCGAATTGGGCTCAACGCGACCTTGGTGGTTCTGCAAGCTCTCGTCCTAAAACGGGTGATTACAAAGCAGGAGGCTTTAGCGATGTTGGATGACATCCAGCGGTCGGTGGAGGAACAATCCACGACTGACGCAGCGCAGAAAAAATTGGCGGGCCAGACGATCGACCAGATGCGAGGCGCCATCATCTCCACGTCATGATGCCTGCGGGCCGTCATAGCGTTTGCCCCTGCTGCGCGAGCCAGCGGCGATATTTCTTACCGAGCGCGCGCAGACCCCGATCGAGTTCATGGTTCGTGAACGACCACTGATTTTGCGTAGGGCGGCCAACGAGGGCACCGATCCAGCCATACATCCCGAACTTGTGGATCAGGCCCGCGCGATCGAGGCGGTCGCCGAGCGCGCATAGGACCGCGTGTCGATCGGCCTGCGCCTGGGTGAAGGGCACCGCAACGGTCGAAACGACGACTTCGAGCTGCTCGGCCGACCACCACATCACGCCCTCGCGCTCGAGCCACGACTTGAGCGCCTCGATCACCGAGGGCGCCAGCTTGTGGTCGAGGAAGTTGATGTGCTGGACGTGTGCCTGACGCTTGATGAAGGCGTTCAAGGCGTCGTCATCGACGCGCTCGATCGCGCCGATCCAGTAAAGCGACCACCATAGCGCGCGGATCTTGCCGATAACGGGGCGCTGGTTTTTCGGGCCAGTCCATCCGCGGTTGAAATGGTCGCGAAGCTCGGTCAGCTCGGCCGCCGACATGTCGGTGAGCGAGGCCTTGCCGATCTTCTCCAACTGGATTGCGTGGCGCGTCTCATCGTCGATGCCGAGGCGGCGGCAAGCGGCCATCACGGCGCGGATCAGCGGCGAGCCCTTCGACGGCGCCGGGCGGGGTGCGCGGCGGGCGGTCACTGCGCCACCTCCTGCCCGCGGCGTCGCAGTTCGTTGAGCAGCGCGGACGTTGGCACCGTTGCCAAGTGAGGGGTCGGCAGGCCGAGCCCGCGGTTGCGGTGTCGCGCGAATTTCACGAGATACCCATCGGCCACAAGGCGCTCGACGATCTCCCAAACTTTTGCGCGCCCTTTGACACTCATCGCCTCGGCCATCTCCCGATAGGTCGGGCAGATGCCGGTCGTTTCGATCTGCTCGCGGATATAGTCGAGCAGCTTGTGTTCCTTCGGCGTCATCAGATCACCTCATATTCTGCGATATCGTGGGGGTGGCCGAGCCGCGTCCATCGGCAGCCGTGGCGGCCGTCTGCGGCCCAGCCGCGGGGCGACGTCGAGGTGACCGGCTCGGTGCCCTCGACATGGCCCTTGGCGAGCTTCACGATCACGCGCTTGCCGATCGCTTCCTCGGGGCAGTGGCCGGGGTTGGGCTTCACAGCGCCAGCTCCGGCTCGATCTCGGTGACCGTCAGCTCGCGCTGCGCGATCGCGCGGGCGACGCTCCGCACCACGCCGACGAGCTGGCGGAACTCGGGATCGCTTTCACAGCGCTTGCGCGCGGTGCGATATCCGTACTGAACGGTGGAATGGTCGCGGCCGCCCAGCGCGCGACCGATCAGCGGATAGGACTTCGCCATTTCCTCGCGCGCCGCGACCATGAAGGCGTGGCGCAGGGTGACCAGCGACGGCGCCTTGGATGGACCAACTAGCTTCTCCGGCGCGGTATCGCCAATCTGCGCGACGGCGCGGACGAGTTGCGGCAGCCAGTGCTTGAAGCGGTCGATCCGGAGGACAATGACGTCGTTCAGTTGAGGCGCGGACATGGCACCTCTCCCGGCAAAGGTGCCTCGATCGTTTCGGGCGGACGGATCTTGTCAAGCTGGTCGGCGAGCAACCCGCAGAAGTCGTCGAGCAGGCTGCCGTTGAGCCGGGCCGCGACCGCGGCGCCGTCGCGCGACGCCACGCAGATGCATAGATCCCCGTCAACAATCGCGACGCCGATCGCGCCGTGGGGAAAATGCGTCGCCACGCCCTCCGGCTGAGGATGAACGGACGTCCCGGCATGGAGGAAGAGGAAGGTGTTAGCGTCGCTCATTGGGTTTTCACTCCGGTTTCGGGGGCGGCGACGGCGGCCGCGGCTGCGATGGTGACGAGGAACTCGACGGCCTCGTCCGCGCGAGCGGGACCGCCGCCCAAGACGTTCATCCGACCGGGGCGCGGCTCTTCGTCGTGGCTCGCCCAGGCGGCGAGCGTGGCGGTCCCGTCAGGGTGCGGGATCAGCGCGGCCGTCCAGCCGTTGCCGAGACGCAGAACGAGCTGCGCCTCGCCCGCGGCGTTGAGATTGGCGCGGATCACTGCCGCGCCTCGGCGATCGGCGGAGGCGCGGCATCGACTACCGCGGGGTCGGCTTCCTTCGGCGCCGCGCGATCGATGAAGAACTCCTCGCGCTGGGCGACCTTGAAGCCCTCCTCGCGGATCCGTTCGATCGCGGGGCCGCCCGTCGTCGCGTTCCGCAGGATCTTGATCAGCGCCGGCTTTTCCAGCTCGGTCTTGACCCGCAGGAGGTCGGCCATGCCGGGATAGGACTTCACGATCGACTGGATGAAGATGACTGCCTCAGGCACCTTCATGCCCTTGGGCAGCTTGAGGCTAGGCGTAGTGGTGCGCTCGCCGAGCAGGGCGCCCGCAAGCTCGATCGACTTGGTCTTGCCCTTCGTCATTTCGGGACCGGCGACGGCCCACCAAGCGCGGAGCTGCAGGAACAGATCCTCGATCTCGATATTGAGCGGCGCAACGAACTGATCGCGCTCCGCCTGGATCGCGGCGATCGCGGCGTCGGCGTCAGCCTTCGCCTCCTCGATCGCGGCGACCGTGCCCAGATAGCGTTCGATCGTGGCGATAGCCTCGGGCAGCGTCGACGGTGCGGCTTGCGGCGTGGATTTGCGGCGTCCCATGATTTTCCTTTCAGATGAGCGGGGTGGCGAGGACGGCGGCCGCGAGCAGCACGCCAACGGCGACGGCGGAGAGGATCATCGCGGCGCGGGTCGCGGCGGTTTGGCGGGCGGCCGTCATGGGAAGATCGCCATCGCGGCCCCGACGAAGATCCAGCCGCTCGGGAAGATCCACGCGACGTGGAAGGCGGCGACGCGCCAGCTCGCGCGCGCCGGGGCTTGGTTCGTCGTCATGTGAAGCTCTCCTCGGGATGCAGGGCCACATCGGTGTTGTTCGGACAGGCCGGGCATGTGCTGCGGTAGAGGTGGTGGACCTGCGTCCGCGGCGGCGCCGAGCGGCGGCGGTGCGCCATGCAGCTCGACAACGGGATGTCACCCCAAAGCGGGCAGGCCACCGTCTCCGCGCCCCACGCTGCGCGCACGAGCTTCTCGGCTTCGGCCATATTGCCAGCATAGGTGTTGCTAAGAACGCGGCTGACGTAGCCACTCGATTTGCCGATGCGCTCGCCCGCTGCGCGCTGATTGGTCAGGTCGCAGGCTGCCGCGAGGAGCAAGACCCACTGCGGCGTATCGGGCCACGCGGCGCGGGCGCGATCGACGTTCGTCTGATCTTTGTTAAGGTTACCCGACATGGTTAACCTACCCCCCCGCCCGAAGCGGCTTCGGCGGAGCTGTCCTGGGCGGGATCGCGGCGGGTGCGCGCGGCGACCTCGACGATCGAGCCGTCGCGGTGGTCGGTGATGCGGATGATCGGCTTCCATCCGATCGCATAGCGGGTCCATGTCGGGGCCACCGGCCCCCACGCCCGACCGCCGCGCGTCGTCCAGCCTGTCTCGGTGGCGCGAAGCCAGCCGCCGCGGGTGAGGATGCTGATAATGTCGAGGGCGGCATTGCGCGGCGCCTCGGCCGCGATCAGCAGCGTGGGGAGATCGAAGGTGCCGAGGACGCGCATCGCGGTCCAAAGGCGCTGGCGCTGGGTCTGCTTCGGCAAAGCCGTTGCGCGGACGGTCGGCGGCGGGGGCGGCGGCGAGGCCATTGCGGAGGCGCTCCTTTCGAGGCTGTAGCGCTTGGGTTTTCCGGTGACCGCGACGAGGCCCGCCGCGATCCAACGATGGAGCGGGCGCACGTCGATCTGCAGCGGGTCGGCGAAGAAGCGGGCGGCGCCCATCACCAGCTCGAAGATGTCGAGAGGCTGTGGGGCGAAGCGCAGCTCGCTCCACAGCGCCTGCTCGGGATCCTGCAGCGCGGGGTTGGGGCGCCAGTGCGACGCCGCGATCGCGAGCGTGCTCATACGAACGCCCCCTCGTCGATCAGGCCGAAGCCGGAGGGCGGCGCCGGGCAGCGATCGGGATGATGGCGGCGGAGCGCGCGGAGGAGCGCCGCGCTGCCCATCCGTGCTCCAGCCTGCCAATCCCCGACGGGCGGGTTGGCGAGCGACGCAATGACCTGCCGGACGTAGCGGGGAGCGAGGTCAAGCTCGCGCGCGATATCGTCAGGATCCATGCGTTGGTCGTGGAGATCGAGGATCGCCGTCTCGCGACGCGTGGGGCCGTGTCCGAAGCCGCTCATACGCCCATGCTCCGGCGCGTGGGAAGGTCGCCTGCGGAGAGGGCGCGGTGGCCCCACCAAGCGCGGTCGATCTTCTCGGCGCCCTCGGTGGCGGCGACGCGGTGCGCGTGCAGGAGGTTGTTGACGATACGGCGGGTGACGCCTTTGCACCGCTCGGCGATGTAGACGGCGAGGTCATCCTCGATCGCGTTGCGCAAGCCGTAGTGGTCGCGAAGGAGGAGCGCGTCGTCGGCCGAGGCAGGCTGGGCAGCGGTGGCGACGAGGATGCGGTTGTCGAACCGCTCCCATTCCTTGAGCTTGGCGGGCAGCGCCTCTTCGCCGACCATCAGTATCGCGATGCTGGTGGCGTCGTGGATATCGCGGATGATCTCGACCGACTGTTTCTTCACGAGATAGTCCATCTCGTCTACGATCAGCGGCCGAGGCGCGCGGTTCAGCTCATCGACGATCTGGCGGAGCAGTCGCGGCGCCGTGCGCTCTTGCTTCACAATGCCAAGCTCCTCGGCGATCGCTTCGAGCAAGGTGCGCTGCGTCCAGATGCTCTGCGCGCAGATGTAGCCCGCGCCCGTACGGGCCGCGGCGAAGGCGGCGGCCACGGTCTTTCCGAAGCCGGAGTCGCCATAAACGAGCCCGAGGCGCGGGAGCTGATCGCCGGCCTCCATGCAATCGACGAGCGTCCGCATGGTCAGGGCCATGTTGGTGAGCGGCGCATAACCCTTGGCGGGCGGCGATGCCGCTGCCGGAGGGCGTGTCAAAGCGTCGATCATGAAATTCTCCTTCGGTTAGGCGGATGTAGATTGAGCGGGGGCGGCGAATGCGTCGGCGACCATTCGCTGGGCGCGGTATTCGCTGGTGGTCGCGTAGAGCTGGGCGCGGCGCAGCTCGTCGGCGTCGACCAGCTCGCCAGCGTCGGCGCGGGCAATGATCTCGTCGGCCTCGCGAACCTTTTGAGCGGGCGACTTCGGGAGCGGGATGATCGAGGCGGCTGCGGGGCGCTTGGCCGCCGCCGGAACAGGCGCGGCGGTGTTCGCGGCGTCGGTCAGGCTGGCGATCGTCGGCGTCGAATGCGGCTGGGTTTGCGGAGCGAAGTGGATGAGCTTGCCCACCGCCTCGGCGTTGTCGCGCAGGATGCGATCGCGCGCCTTCTCGAAGGTGAAACCCTTTGAGCGGCGGCGCATATCGGCTTTTGCCGACCGCATGAAACTGTCCTGATCTTGATGCGCGGCCATGGCGAACTCAGCTTCGGAAAGGCCCGAGCGCAGCGCGGAGACGGCGATGTCGATGAACTCGCCGCTGGGTGCGAAGATGAAGAGCTGCCCGAGATCATCCTCGTCGCGGCGGACGATGACGTCGCGGCCGACCCACGGCGCGAGCGCGGCCGACCAGTAGCGGCCGCCCTTCCATTGCACGCCGCGCTTGCCGACGTTGCGTTGTCCGACCAGCGCAGAGAGGGCGAGACGCAGCACATCCTCACCGACCGCGGCGCGGGGCCGCGCCGGGGAAGATTGCCATTTGCGCATCGGGGACATGCGCAGCGAGCTATGCTCGCGGACATGGTAGACGCCGTCGACCCAGCCATCGAGAACGGTCTGCAGCTCCTCGGGCGTCATGGTCGGGACGATGACCGCCCGGCCCGTTTCCTTGCGCGCCTTGGCGCGAAGCGCTTGGGCTTCGGCGACGCTGTGCCCGATGTAGCCCGAGAGCAGCTCGGCGCACTCCCGGTTGAACGTCCCGAACAGACGCTCGACGTGCGGCTTCTTTTCGGGGGATCCGGGCGGGCATATGCGATGCTCGATGCCGAGCGTGTCGAGCGCCGAGCGGATGGACTGGTTGATGAAGCCCGAGCCGTTGTCGGTCATCACCGCCTCGGGCATAACGCCCCATTTGCGGATCGTGTCGACGAGGAAGCGGCGCACGGCCTGCCCACTTTCAGAGGGGACCACCATGAAGTTGGCGCGGCGCGACCAGCGGTCGATGACGCCGAGGATCATCTTGCGGCCGCCCGCAGTCATCACGTCGGCCTTGGTGGTGTCCAGCTCCCAGCATTGGTGGGCGCGCGTCGTGTCGGCATCGGCGCGGCCGAGGGCGACGCGGTAGCGACCCTTGTACGCGTCGGGGTCGCGGATCGAGGCGATCAACGCGCGCTTCTCGTCCTCGACCTTCGCCATGAAGCGCTGGAGCGACCGCTTTGATGGCAGGTTGACGAACTGCGTGGCAATCAGCTTCATGACTTGCGGCGCCGAAAGGCGACGGCTCGCTATGAGCGCCTCGACCGCCCCGGCGACGTCGGGGTTGAGCGTGAAATAGTCGCTGCCCTTCGGCCGCCCGACCGGCGCCGCAGGCATGTTGCGGATCCGCGACTCGGCGAGCGCTTCGCGCGCCTCCTTCGGCAGGTCGATAAGATGGAATAGTCGGCCGCCGCCGCGACCGGCGCGATCAATGTAGCGCCAGCCCTCCGCCGCGGCGCGGCGCAGGATCGCGCTATGGGTCTTTGGAAGGCCGGGAAGCTGGGCTGCAGCCAGCTCGCTCGCCGACACATAGCCGGGCACGATCGGCGCCGATGTGTCGTCTTGAGACGGACGCAAAAGAGAACAATGGGAGGACGTTGGCGCGGGCGGCGCGTTGTGATAGGCCGCCGTCATGCCGCCACCTGCGCGGCTGCCGGGGTTGCGCGGAAACGGATGCGCGTGCCCTTGGCGGTGTAACGAGAGGGCCAGATCTGGTGGGGCTGGAAGCCAAGAAACTTCGCGATGACCTCATCGCCATGCTCGGACGCACGGCGTTCGATGCACTGCCCGAGCAGTTGTTTGGACAGGCCGCTGTCGCGCGCAAGCTGCGCGACGGTGCCGCCGCGCTTGCGAATTTCGGCCTTGATATCCTCAGGATGCCAATCGGGCCTGTCAGTTTGGCTTACACTTGTCATGTTGACAGGCATAATGACAAGTAAAGTGACAAGTCAACCGGAAAATGACACGTCGCGCGTGCTCGGTTGGACAGCCGCGTCCGCTGCAGCGGTGAGGTTGGCGGTCTTCGCTCACGGCACGGCTTCGGGCGTCGCCGCCAAGGCGGGCATTTCCCGGCAGTCGCTGAACGCGATTATGAATGCCGAGGCCACGCCGAAGGTCGGAACGCTTCGCGCGATCGCAGCCGCGCTCAATTGCTCGATGGACGAATTCATCGACCCCGAGACTTCCGATGCGCTGCCTCAAGAAGGCGGCGACCTTCCCGCGGTCGAGGGCTTTGCGCAGATCGGCGAGATCGATCTCGCCTACGGGCTCGGTGCTACCTTCGTCGACGGCATGGTGGTGGCAGAAACCGCGCGTTACTTCCCGCTGGATTGGGTGCGGCGGTACACCATGTCACCGCCCTCGGCGCTGCGGTTCGCGCCGGGCAAGGGCAACTCCATGTCGCCCACGATCGACGATGGCGACATCATGCTGATCGACCTGAACGACACGTCGCCCTCCTTCGCCGACCTGATCTGGGTCTGCGCGATCGGGGAGATGGGGATGGTGAAGCGGTTGGGCACGAGGCCGGGCGGGACGATCGTCATCAAAAGTGATAACCCGGTCGTGCCCGACGAGGTCGCGGCCGACGGCGAGATCCACATCATCGGCCGCGTGGTCGCGGTGATCAAGAAAACCTAGGCTTCGTGCGGCCCTTGAGAACGATGGGGGAACGCGCTACATTAGCTGCATGGCTAGATGCACTGCACCTGTAAGGGGTCATCGCTCTTCGGCCGCTGCGGCGGAATGTCCTGCGTGCGGGGGGCGCTACGGTGGCTACCGCGGTTACGGATCATACTCGTCGCCCTCTTATTCTTCGCCATCTTATTCTTCCCCCTCTTACGGTTCTTCAGGGGGTGGCCGCAGCGGGTCGAGCGGTGGCGCAAGGCCGCGCTGGCAGCGTGCAGGTTCGTCACTCGTCTACACCTCAGCTCAAGTGTTGGCGCTCACTCCGGTACGCGAAACTATCGAGCACTTGCCGGTGCAACCCGATCGCCGGGACGTATTTCTATGCCATGCATGGGATGACCGGCAGGGTGCCGCTAAGCAGTTGCACGATCTCCTCGAAGCGGCTGGTGTCAAAGTTTGGTTTAGCGAGAAGGATGTGGGACTTGGTGTTCCCCTGCTCCGCACGATCGACAAGGGTCTGGCGAATTCCCGAGTGGGAATTGTATTGGTCACACCGGCCCTGCTTCGCCGGCTTCCGAATGAGGGGATCGCGGACAAGGAGCTCTCGGCGCTTCTCGCGCGGGACCGCCTTATCCCGATTGTGCATGAAACCACTTACGAAGCTCTGCGGGATGTCAGTCCATTGCTCGGCTCTCGGACCGGTTTGGACACTGCGGAGGACTCCATGACGGTCGTAGCCGCGAAGCTCGCCGAGCTTGTCACTGGGTTGCCAGGCCCTGATCCGGCGCAACCGGTTCGCTCTGTCGCCTAGTTCAGGCGCCGATCGGGACCGCCAAGTCTACGGGGCGAAAGCCTCGCAGTGCTCGCGCCACAAATCGTCGAAGATTTCGCGGTTCTTGGCTATCAAGGTGTCGGTCGCGTCGTTCTCACCGATGGTGCCGGACGGCAGCGATACCTGCCCGTATTTGCCTTGCGGGTCGTAAACGAAACGCGGCTCGGCGCCATCGGCGTCGGGCGCCATCTTGCCGCATACGGTCGAGGTCGCGATCGCGTCGGCCCGCCAGGACGAGGCGACCCTCAGATGGCTCGACGTCCTGTCGTTCGCGAAGTAGGCTTTCACCTCGGCTTCGGTGCCGCTGTCGAGCGGCTCGCTGTTCGAGCAGGCCGACAGGCAAGTCAGGGCGAGGACGGGCCATAGAGAGCGATAGAACATCGCGCATTTTTACGGCGCTGCGGATCGGCTGTCTACGTTGGGCACGCGGTGCCCGTTCCGTTTTGGCGCAAGTCGAGTTCTGGATCCTGCTCGCCGTCTCTGTAGGGATGACGTTGTTCGGCCTGTGGCAGCGGGTCGCGTCGTGGCTATGACGCCCGAGCAGCATGTCTGGGCGTGCGCCGTGGCCGTGGAACGCCAGCATGGGGATCGCGCTCCGGTGTTCGTCGCCGAGCGGATCGGCGCGCTTGCGCTGGCCGGCGACGCGGCGGGCGTGGCCATGTGGCAGGCGATCGCCGCCCGGCTGCACGAACTGCGATCGGGCGGCGATATTTCATAGGCGGATTTTTTGCCCACAGGGGGCCGCGCAGCGCAAAGTGGGGGGTGAACCCGTTTTTTCTTGCCGATAGGCGTGGGCGGCTTGCCCAAGGGCTTCTGTGCGGGCATTTCTAGCGGCTTGGAGGGGATATGCGCAAAATATTACGGATGGACGAGTGGACAAATCGGTACTGGATCGGCGTAGGACTGGTGACGACAGCAGCTGTCGTGCTGGTCGCGATCGGATCGGCCTATCTTATTGCGGACAATAAGGATGACATCCCCGGATGGGTGCAAGCCATCGGGGCAACGATATCTATCTGTCTGGCCGTGTGGGTTGCTCTTTGGCAGCACAGCCGGGCAGTCCACGCGAAGAGGGAAGCTGATACCGCTGCATTGCAGGCGGCGCTCGCGGCTGAGAAGGCGGCGGCCGAGGCTGCCTACAGCATGGCCCATGAAAGCCTCGAAACAGTCGGCGACCGCCTGAACGTGGCGCTTGGTAATTCGACAGAGGAATTTGGCCTGCGGGCCTTGAGAACGACCGAGATAATTGAAGCGATGCGGTCGGTCGATACAGGCCAAATTCCCATCGCGCTTCTCAAGGACTTCGTCAAAATCCGGAGCCGGGCCTACGCCATGAACGCGCGAATAACCGAGCTATACCGACGCGAAGACGAGGCCACCGCGTTAGCTAGACCCGGTATCGAGGCGAAGCGGCACGACAAATTGGCAAGTGCGGTCTCGACGCACGACTGGGCGCTAAACGCGTTTCGCCGACTGGAAACTGCCGCCTTCCAGAAATGGCAGATTGCCGCGGTACCTCTGACCCCGCGGCCCAATATCGAAAACTATACGCCCCCTCCCCGTTTAACCGGGCCTTCTGGACAATAGAGAACAAAGGTGGAACATTGCGAGCCCGAGTCGGTGTTTTAGGAGCGTTGCAATGTCTCATAACCATTCCTGCCTCGCGCAACCGGACTTGTTCGTCCGAAGTCCGCGCGAGCTTACGGCTGAGGTGCGCCGACATGGCGGCGGCACGCCGCCGCGCTTCATCGCGCCGGAGGCCGAAGATGGATGCGACCAAGCCCCGCCCTTTTCTCCTGTGCAGTTTGCCAAAGAGATCCGCGTGAGCGAGAGCCGGGTGCCTCGCACGGTTACTCTGCGCGTCGTCGATGTAGCCGACTTCCACAAGTTCGCGCAGTGAGCCGCCGAAAGGGTGAGCGTCCGATCGTCAAGGCAGTTCGCCCTTATGATGCTAATCACCCCGTCTGGCAGATGATCCGGCGCGGATCGGGGTGGTTCAACGCTTGGGTTGCACAGCAGGGTACGCCCTTTGCCACGATAACGAAGCGGACGGGAATTGCCTCTGAACGCCTGTATCAATTGTCTCGCGGGGGCTTGCCCACGGACGGTGAGTTTTGCGCACTCGCGGCCATATGGTATGTCACTATTGCGGACTTGGCGATATCGTTCAGCGAGCCGGGAAGTGAGGTGAAAATCCTTTGAGCAATAGTGAAGGGCAGCCGGAAACCGAACACTACGTTCCTAAATTTATACTGCGAAACTTCCTGTCCAATCCAAAGAAGGAGCAGGTCTCGGTATTTCAGAAGAGCACTGGCCGGGGCTTTTCGACCAGCATATCGAACATAATGGCGGAGAATCGCTTCCACGAGTTCCTGATTGATGATGAGTGGATTGCCAGCTTCGAGCCGTTCATCGGCCAGATCGAAGACGCAGTTCTTCCAACCTATACCCAAATCCTGCAGGATCGACGGCTTGATGGATCGCACGAGCAGCGCGCCAACCTGGCGTGTCTGGTGGCATTCCAGTTTATGCGCACGAGGCAACTTCGCGATCATTTCGCGAGCATGGATGTCCAGCTTGATGCCACACTCAGGAGGCGGGGGCATTCGTTGTCTGATGTCAAAGGATACGAGGAGCTGACACCGGATCGGCTAAAGCTGCAGCATATCCGTTTTATCGGCAGACAACTCGGAAGCATAACGAAGGTAATCGCTGAGAAGGACTTTGTCCTGATAGGCGCGCCGCACGGTCGAAGTTTCTATCTCGGAGATCATCCAGTAACGCTTCACAACAGTAGTGACGCGCCACCTTTTCGAGGGAACATTGGTCTAGGGGTCAAAGGGATAGAAATATACATGCCATTAGCGGCCGATTTGATGCTCGCCGCTTGGTGTCCGTCGTTGATGCGAGGTTTCGCAGAGGCCCGCGCGGGGCAAGACCGCAAGACCCAAGCCGCTGCTCTCCAAGCCGTAATGGACGGGAAAATATCGGCTGCCCAGATGAAAGCTTTTATCGAGGAAATAACGTCGGTTGCGCGACCGCTCGATGATCTGCTGGATGCTTGGCGTGCAGGGTTGCCCTCGCGGCCCACGTCCGAGAACATGGATTTTCACAACTCGCTCCAGGTAAGTCAGGCGCGTGAGTTTGTGATCTGCCAGAAATCCGATTTTACTCTCGCAAGGGAGATGATGGCGGACGGCACCGGCCGCAGCGGTATCCAGTTTCGGGTAGGCTAAATTACCTCACGCCTTGCAACTAGCGAGCAAGCTTGTCTAAACCAATAGAGAGGCGACATCGCCTCGTCCGTTAGCGGACGGGGGTTTGGAGTTCTGCCTCCGCCTAGATGCGGGTCATGGACACCGCATCCGCCACCAACGCTCAAGCCGTCAAACCGATCCGCATACTGCGTGTCGGCGAGTTCACCTCGGCCGAAGGCCGTAAGGTGCCCTTCACCGCGTCCGACTTGCAGGCGATCGTCGCCAGCTATGACGCCGAGAAGGATCCGGCGCCGCTGGTAATCGGCCATCCCAAGATCGACGAGCCCGCCTATGGCTGGGTCGGCAAACTGGCCGTCAAAGGCGACGAGCTGCTGGCCTATCCCGATCGCGTTGAGCCGTCGTTCGCCGAGGCCGTTGGCGCCGGGCGCTACGCCAAGGTGTCCTCGCAGCTCTATCCCCCCTCGCATCCGGGCAATCCCACGCCCGGCCGATACCATCTCAAGCACGTCGGCTTTCTCGGCGCCCACGCTCCTGGGGTCAAAGGCCTCGGGACGGTGAGCTTCGCGGCCGACGATGCCGGGGAACTTCTCAACATTGAACAGGAGACCGTGATGTCCGACAGTGACAACAAAGAGGTGAGCTTCGCCGAGCGCGAGCAGGCGATCGCCGCGCGGGAGGAGGCCGCCACCAACCGCGAGAAGGCGCTGGCCGACAAAGCCAAGGCCGATCTGCACGCCGCCAACGTCAGCTTCGCCGAAGGTATGATCGCCAAGGTGACGCTCGCGCCCGCGGGCAAGGATCTTCTCGTCGGCGTGCTCGACGCCCTCGGCGATGGCGAGCCGCAGGCGATCAGCTTCGGCGAGGCCGGCGAGCTGACGCCGCACGCCGCAATGCTCAAGCTGCTCGACCAGGCGAAGCCGCTGGTCAGCCTCGGCGAAGCCGCGGCCGACGACGGCAAGCCGATCGAGGGCGAGCTAGATCCCGCGGCGATCGCCGAGGAGGCGATCTCGTTCGCCGAAGCCGAAGCCAAAGCGGGGCGGCCCATTTCCGCAGCCTTCGCCGTCCGTCGTGTCACCGACAAACACAAGAAGGGAGCCTGATCTATGGCTGGCCAGTCCACCATCCTGTCCAAAAACTTCAAGGCGGAGGCCGCCGTGCCCCGCCGCCGCATCGTCAAGTTCGGCGCGGCCGATGATCTTGTCGTCGTCGGCGCCGCGTCGACCGACAAGGTCTTCGGCGTTTCGACCGAGATCGATGCCGCGCTCGGCGAGCGCTGCGATGTCCAGCTCGTCGGCCTCGCCGAGGTCGAATACGGCGGCAACGTCACGCGGGGGGACTATCTCACCTCCGATGGCGTCGGCCGCGCCGTCGCGGCCGCGCCGGGGGCTGGCGTCAACGCCGGCATCATCGGGCAGGCCATGGCCTCCGGTGTCCTGGGCGACATCGGCGTCACCACCATCGCACCCAGCCGCATCCAGGGCTGATCACCGGCCCGGCGCTTCGGCGCCGGGCCACCGCGACCCTCGTTCATAAGGAAAGTCCATGTCGAAGTCCGCCTATCCCATCGATCCGGCCCTCACCGCGATCGCCATCGCCTACAAGAACCCGGCCTATATCGCCGACGTGGTTCTGCCCCGCATCCGCGTCGACAAGCAGGAATTCAAGTTCCTGTCCTATTCGTCCGACCAGTTCTTCAACATCCCCGATACCAAGGTCGGGCGCCGCTCGAAGCCCAACGAGGTCACGCTCGAAGCGTCGGAGATTACCGACTCGTGCGAGGATTATGGCCTCGATGGCGGCGTTCCCCACTCGGACGTCGAGAATGCCGATGCGCGCTATGACCCGCTCGGCAACGAGGTCATGTTCATTCAGGAGCTGATCGCGCTCGATCGCGAAGCGCGCGCTGCGGGCCTGATCTTCGCGAACGGCACCTATGATGCCGGGCTCCGTCAGACCTTGGCCGGCGCGTCGCAGTTCAGTGACATCACCAGCAAGCCGATCTCGGTCATCAACGACGCACTCGATCTGCCGCTCATCCGCCCCAACCAGATGGTCTTCGGACAGCAGGGGTGGACGAAATTCCGGTCGCATCCCGAGATCGTCGAGGCATGCCTGGGCACCGGCGCGAAGGCGGGCAGCGTTACGCGACAGGCTGTCGCCGAGCTGTTCGAGGTCAACGAGGTCATCGTGGGCGCCGCCCGCGCGAACTCGGTCAAGCGCGGGCAGGCGCCCGCCCTGACCCGGCTGTGGGGCAAGCATCTCGCGCTGATCCACAAGGCGCCGGTCCCCGACGCCAAGGGCGCGGTCACGTTCGGCGGCACCTTCCAGTGGGGCGATCGTATCGCCGGCCAGTGGGAGGACAAGAACCTCGGCCTGCGCGGTGGCACGGCCTGCCGCACGGGCGAGAGCGTGCGCGAGCGCATCATCGCAAATCAGGCCGGCTATTTCTTCCAGAACGCGTTCGCCTGACGGACTGAAAGATGGGGCGCTGCCGATCGGCGGCGCCCCTTTTCAACAACAATTCAGGAGGGTTTAATGGGCAAGTTTCTTGTTGCCGACCGGCTGCACTTCGACGGCCATGAGTATAGCTTCGGCGATCCCGTCACGATCGAGGATGAAGATCTGGCCGAGGGTCTGCTCGGCTTGGGCACCATCGTGGGAGGCGATACGCGTATCCGCGTCGCCACCGAGCCGGGCTCCCCGCCCTTCGCCATCGCCGGGATCACTTTCGGGCCACGGTTCCGCTTCATTGCCGCAGGCGAGATCGACGAGGCCGAAGCGCTCGCGATCATGAAAGAGCCGACGCTTGTCGTCGAAGTGGCGATAAATGGCGACCCCTTCGAAGGCTGGATGCCCTTCCCCGATCGCAATGCAGCAATCGACGCTCTGCAGGAGCATGTCGATTATGACATCGAGCATGGTCGGCCGCATGAACTGCTGGGCGTTGCCCCGGTCGCGGACGATAACACCGACCCAGCCCCAGTTCCTGCTCCGGCCCCACCGGCTCCGGCCGCACCGGCTCCGGCCGCACCCGCTACCAAGCCGTCGCAGACGGTCGGCCAGCTCGTCAGCATGGGGAAGGTCAAAATGATCAAGATCGCCGAAGCCGAAAAGATCGAGCTTCCCGCGGACGCCACGGCGAAGGTCATGGCGGAGGCGATCGTCGCCGCGCGCACCGCAAAGGCGGCGTGATGCCGTCGATCACTGACGCGGGCGCGCTGCTGATGCTGATCGGGGTCATCCTTATGGCGCTGCCCGTGATCCGGGTGGCGCCGTGGGGCTATACCCCTGTCTTCGAGGTTGGCCTCGCGATCTTCCTTCTCGGCCTTCTCGTCGCGCTGGTCGGCGCGATCGGCTGGATCATTGGCGCCGCGGGCGTGCTGACGCTCGTCCACTATCCGCTCGCCGGGGGTTAGGATGCTCAAGGCGCTGCTCATCATCTACGCGATCGGCTGCGGCATCGGGATTTTGCTTCTCGTGCTCGCCACCTTCGACCCCGCGACGCGCGGCGCCCGCGTCGAAATGTGGCGCTTCGGCCTGCTCGCGATCGCGGGCTGGCCCTATCCCTATTGCCGCAGGATCATCCGCGGGCTTGCGGCGCTCGCCCGCTGGTTGGGCCGGAAGGCGCGCGCGTCGTGAAGCTGCTGGTCAAACAGCCGGCCGAGACGGCGCGCCTGCCGATGGAGTTCGGCGGGATCGCGACGATCAGCGATCTCGTCGGCGTCACGTCGGAGGCGCGCGGCCTCGTCCCCGGCGCGATCGCGCTCGCGGCCGAGGGGCAACTCTTCGCAGGGGCGCTGACGCTCGAGCTAACGGGGGGCAGCGACGGCGAGCGCTATCTGGTGACCGTCACCGTCGACGACGCCGAAGGAAGCCGGGTCGAACAGGAGGTGGAAGTCGCGGTCCTCGATCTCGCCTGGGCGATGCCGGACGGCGGCGCGCCGATGCTTTCGATCGCCGAGTTCGTCGGGCGCTTCGGCCTCAACGAAACCGTCCGCATGACTGACGAGGCCGGCGACGGCCGCATCGGTCGCGATCTGCTCGTCGGGGCGCTGCGCGATGCCCAGGCGCTCGTCGAAACCGCGCTGTCCAACCGCTATGCCCTGCCGCTCTATGACGTGCCGCATGTGGTGAAGACCATGATCGGCGACATCGCACGCGGGCGGCTCTATCCGGGCGGTGCGCCCGACGGGATCGCCGAGCAGGTCAAGGCTGCGATGCGACTGCTCGAACGGATCGAGGACGGCAAGACCAACCTCGGCATTGCTGTGCCGTCGGCCCCGGCCGACAGCGGCGACGGCATATCATTCTACTCGGGGCGTCGCGCCTATCCCGACAGCTTGTCGGACTACTGACGATGACGCGGGGCTTTACCCTTGAGATCGACACGGTCGGCCAGTTGGCGCCGACCTTTCGGCGCATTCGGGAAGCCGCTGCGGACCTGTCGGTCCCGATGGCACTGGCTTCCGAGGTCATGCTCGAAGGCACGATGGCCCGCTTCGAAAGCGAAAGCGGCCCGGACGGCGTGCCGTGGGAGAAGTCGGCCGCTGCGATCGAAGAGCAGCGCAAGACGCTGCAGAAGAGCGGCGACATGATCAACGCGGTCGATCGCGTGAGCGGCGAGCAGTTCGCCGCGGTCGGCATCTACGATACCGGTGGCCCGGCGATCTATGCGCGAACCCATCAGGAAGGCGCCACGATCACGCCGAAGAATGCCAAGGCGCTCAAGACGCCGTTCGGCTACCGGGCGAGCGTCACCATTCCGTCGCGTCCTTTCTTCGGCTTCTCGGATCTTGAGATAGAGCTGATCGATCAGCTCCTGGTCGCGCACCTGCGCCGCGCCGCTGGCGGGGAGGCGTCGGCATGATCGCCCTTTCCCCCACGGTTAAAAGGCTGGAGCAAGCCGGTTTCAGCAAGGTTGCAGGCGTCGTCGAATGGGCCGGATTGAAGGCCGCCCCGGCGCATAGTCCGGCCCTGTTCGTCATGCCCATGCGGGCAGCGGCCGAGCCGAATAAGCTCAACGGAGCGCACGATCAGCGCGTCGCCGAGACGTTGCGCGTCGTCGTCGTGATCAAGCCCAAATCGTTGGTCGCCGGGAAACCGTCCGAGGAACTCAAGACCGAGGTCGACAAGGTGATCGATGCGCTCACGGGCTGGTCGCACCCCGATGCCTGTACGCCCTGCGACTATGCCGGAGGTGCGCTCCTGTCCGCTGACGGATGGGGGATCGCCTGGGCGATCGACTTTAGGACCGCGTGGAGACTTAGGAAAGGAACTCAGTGATGGCGGATGGTGACACCAACACCGCACAGACGTCAAGCGGCGGCGGCGCCGTCGATATCGCCAAGCCCGCCAAGGCGGCGAAACCGGCAAAGCCCGTCGTGACGCAGGAGGAGCCGACGCAGGCGCCCGCGCGCTGCGAGAAAACCGGCATGGAACTCGACCAGTTCGGCCTGCCCACCAACGGCGTTTTTCGCGCGGCCAAGCTCGCCGAGCTGGGGATCGACGACCCGGCGCTGAACCCGACCACCGAAACGGAGACCACCGATGACTGATGCGGTCAAAGTCCTGATGGCCAAGAAGGAGGTGACCTACGCCACCGACTCTGCGCCCACGCTCGCCGCCAACGCGATCCTGACCAGCGGCTTCTCGGCAAAGCCGATCGAGGGTGATCGCCTCGATCGCAATCTCGACGCCCGCACCTACGGCGCCACCGCCGCGCTGGTGACCAACGAGCGGCAGACCACCAGCTTTCAGGTCGAGATGGCGGGGTCCGGCGCTGCCGGCACTGCGCCCGCGTGGATGGAGCTGCTCGAAGCCTGCGGAATGGCGCCCGCCGTCATCACCGCGGCGACGAAGGCCGAGCAGCGTTTCGCGCTACCCACGGCGACCCCCGGCTCCCTGACCCAGCATCACTGGATCGGCGACCAGCTCCGCAAGTCGGTCGGCAACCGCGGCAACTTCTCGCTCAACATGACCGCCGGGCAGTATCCGCGCTTCTCGCTGAACTACATCGGCCTGATCCCCGCGGCGACGCCCTTCTCCGTCAGCACGCCGGGCGCGGCGACGCTCACGCGGTGGAAGGATCCGCTGGAGGTCAACAACGTCAACACGGCGCTGACGCTCGACGGCTTCGCAGCCGTCATGCGCAGCCTGCAGATCGACGCGAATGTCCCGCTCGTCATGCGCAACCTTGTCGGCGCCCGCTATATTCGCCGCGGCAACCATGCCGCGTCGGCACGGCTCCGTATCGAGGCGCCGTCGATCGCGACCAAGGACTATATCACGACGCTGCGTACCAACGCGCGCGTGCCCCTTCTCGCCACGCACGGCGTCGCCGCAGGCACGATCACCGAGATCAGCGCGCCCAAGGCCCAGCTCCTCGCGATCGACGAGACCGAGGAGGATGGCGTCCAGATGTGGGATCTCGATCTCCTGCTCACCATCGACGCGGGCCAGGACGATCTGATCCTGACGGCGAAGTAATACCCGAGGGCTGTGATGGCCTGCGGCTGCCGTTCGGGGCGGCGGGGCCTAGCCGATGCACATGCCGGAGCGACGAGGCCGAGCGATCGGCGGCGATCAGGGTCCGGCGCGGGGAGCCGAACATCCCCGCCATATCTGACAGGAGGCCATCATGGCATATAAGATCGTAGCGCAGCCCAAGGTTTGGTGGCCCGTCTCTTTCAAGGGCGCGACCGAGGACGGCGAAGTTGTCGAGAATGTTTTCGAGATGCGCTTTCGGATCCTCGACGAGGACGAAAACGCGCAACTGGATCGCGAGATCACCCAAGTTCGCGACGCGGACGACATCAACGATCGCACCCTCAGCGATGTCATGTGCCCGATCGTGCTCCGCATGGCCGAGGACTGGCGCGGCGTCACCGAAGACGACGGCACCGAGGGCGGCGCGTCGCTCCCCTACACCGAAGAAAACCTCAAGCGCATGCTCCGCGTGCCGAACGTGACTGCCGCGATCGCCCGCGCCTATCGCGCCGCGCGCTCGGGCGAGCCGGCGCGCCGCGCGGGAAACTGAAAGCGGTCGCCCGCGCCTGGGCCTCGGGGCGCGGCGGCCGCAGGGAAAAGGCGGACGACGTGGTGACGCAGATGACCGAGATCCCCGAGCGCTTCCTCACCGCCCCGCTGCCCGATGACGATATCGAGATCCATCCGGATGACGTGCCCGTCGTCGGGCTGTTCATGGCGCTCAACACGCAGTGGCTCCGTCATCCCTTCACCGGCCAACGCATGGGCATCGACTATGCAGCGGTGAAGCCCACGGCTGAGCTGGCAGAGATCGATCTGCCCCGCGGCATCCTGCCCAAGCTGCAGGCGATGGAGGGCGCCGCGCTCGAAACCTTCGCGGCCGCGTCGAAATGAGCGATCTTGTTCTAGAAGCCCGCCTGCGCGCGAAGGACGAAGGGCTGGCCGGCCAGCTGAACGCGGCCGAGCTGCGGGCCAACTCGCTTACAAGCAGCCTCAACAATACATCGACGGCGGCGACCCAGCTTTCGTCCACGTCGGGGCAAGCTGCGGCGGCGCAGGAGACCGTCGCGCGCGCCAGCGGCCGCGCCGCAGCGTCTCTTTCGGGCGAAGCCGCGTCGATGAATGCGAGCACCGCGGCCGCAAACCAAAAGCAGGCCGCGCTCCAGAGCCTCAACAGTCAGCAGTCGGCGGTAAACGAGCAGGTCAGCGCGGGCGCCGAGGCGCTGGGTTCATTTGCGACCGAAGGGATCGACGCGTCGAGCGTCATGGAGGCGCTTGGCGGATCGACGGATGGCACTGCAGGCAAGGTCGGCCTTTTCGCTGGCATCCTCAGCGGCGGCCTTGGGCTGGCGATCGGCTTCGTCACCGGCCTGATAACCGAGTTCGTTGACGAGCTGTTCGCCAGCGCCGAGGCATCCGCGGCGGCCGAGGCCGGCGCGTCGGGTCTCGCCGCCGCGCAGTCGGCGCTCGGCGAGGTCTTCGATCTCGTTTCGGGCAAGCTGAAAACCCAGAACGAGCTGCTCATCCTCAACGCTCGGCTACAGGCGATCAACCTGCGCGCCGAAGCCGCCGCCGCTCGCGAGAGTTCCGCCGAGGGCTTCGAGAATGCCAAGGACGCTCCGCTGGGCAGCTTCGGCCTCGCCGGTCGCCGCGTCTTGGGCATGTATCAGGGCTTCAAATACGGCGTCGACTATGAGGCCGGCATCGCGCGATCGCAGGGGAAGCGTCGCGCGATACGCGACCTCGCGATCGGCGTCGACCAAGGCGGGATCGATGCCGCCGAGGCCGTGCGCATCGCAGGCGACATGGACTTCGTCGATACCGGCGTCGACAAGAACGAGTTCCTTGCCGCCCTGCGGGACAAGGTGGTCGGCCGCGTCAAGGAAGAGGTCGCCAACGAGATCGATAAGTCGCTCGACTCGGGTAACCTGTCGTCGATGTTCCGCGAGGAAGGCCCGAAAGGGCGCAAGCCGCGCGGATCCCGCGAGGGCGGCGGAAGCGGCTCCGGCGACTTCGGCGAGAGCGCGGCCGAGAAGATCCAGCGCATCTCCGATGCCTATAATCCGGCGCCACGCGGTCTCGACAAGGCGTTCGCCGATCTGCGCACGCTCGACGGGCTGATCGAAGATCTGGGGAAGCGCAAGCCGCCGTCGTTCGAGGCGCTGATCGCGGAGGCGCAGGAGGCGCGCGCGGCCGTGCTCGAAGGGATCGCCGATCCGATCGACGATATCCAGCAGCGCCTGATCCCGCTGCCCGAGGGCATCGCCAAAGCGAAAGCGGCGATCGAGGAACTGGACGGCGTGATCGCCGTGCTCACCGAGCGGAAGCCGCCCAATTGGGAAGAGCTGGTCGCCCGCGCGCAGGAATTGAAACAGGTCGCTGCCGACACGGCCGAGGGTCCGCTGACGGACATGCTGCGCGCCAGCCGCGAGCAGCGTGAGGTTCAGCTCCTCGTCGTGCAGGGGCGCGAGCGCGAGGCCGCCGTGCTGGAGATCGTCCAGCGGCTCACCGAGCAGATGGGGCCGCTTACGGCCGACCAGCGCCGCGAGGTCGAGGGCATGGTGGCGGCCGAGGAACGGCTCAACGACCTACTCACCAAGCGCCAAGACATCATCTCGATCTACATGGCGGGCATCGGCGACCTTCGTGGCGCCCTTGAGGATCTGTTCAGCGGCGACGGCGGCAACTTCCTCAAATCGACCGAGCGTCTGTTCAAACAGATGCAGGCGCGGCTGACGGTGGAGAGCCTATTCGGCGACAGCCTGCGCGCCCTCGAAAAGAAGGTGCGCGGTCAGACGCCGCTCGATCGCGAGATCGACGAGTTGGCGAAACAGGTCGGCGGTCTCGAAGGCGAGACGGATCGGTCGAGCAAGGCGCTCAAGCTCTTCGGCGATACCGTCGCCCAGGTCACGGCGCAGATAAAGCAATCGGTCGCGCAGCCGGCGCACATCCTCAATGGTCCCGATCAGTTCCGCACCTTCGGCGACGATATCGTGGTTACCGGTAAGCCCGCGGCGCGCACCTCGGCCCAGCAGGCGATCGACGCGCAGACCGAATATGCGCGCGCCATCACCGTGCCCATCACCGAGAAGCTGGACGAGATGCTGGGCGCCAACTTCTTCAGGAAGCTGGAGCCGGTGTTTAGCGGGGCGCTCGGCGGCTTTTGGACGGCGGGTCCGGTCGGCGGCGTCCTCGGTGCGCTGAAAGAGTTTCCCGGCCTGCCCGACAAGCTCAAGGCGACGTTCGGCACCGCGCTCGAAGGGGCGCAGACGGGCGTCATGGTCGCGGGCATCGGCAAGATGCTGGGCATCAAGACCAGCTCGACGGGCGGCGCGATCGGCGGGGCCATCGGCAGCGCCCTTCCCATTCCAGGCGGCGAGATCATCGGCTCGATCATCGGCTCTGTGATCGGCGGCATGTTCAAGAAGGCGAAGACCGGATCGGCGACGATCACGGGCGTCGACAGCGATCCGACCATCACCGGCAACAGCAGCAAGATGCGCGACGCCGCGAGCAGCGCCGCGGGGTCGGTGCAGGATCTGCTCTCGCGCATCGCCGACGAGCTGGGCGGCGAGGTCGGATCCTTCTCGGTGTCGATCGGCCTGCGCGACGGCAAGTACCGCGTCGATCCGACCGGCCGCGGCAACACGAAGACCAAGAAGGGCGCGATCGACTTCGGCGAGGATGGCACCGCGGCGGCCCTTGCCGCAGCGCTCGACGCGATCAGCGACGGCGGCATCATCGGCGTATCGGAGGCGGTGCAGCGTGCGCTGCGCTCCAGCAAGGATATCGACAAGGCCCTGCGCGAAGCGCTCAAGGTGCAGGAGGTCGAAGAGATCCTCAGTGGCCTCGGCGGCACGATCGAGCGGCAATTCCGCGAGTTCGAGACGCAGGCCAAGGAACGCGTCCGGATCGCGACGCAATATGGTTTCGACGTCACCAAGATCGAGGCGCGCAACGCTGAGGATCGAGCTAAGCTGGTCGAAAAGATCCTCGCCGAGCGCGTCGGCTCGCTGCAGGATCTGCTCGAAGACTTCAAATTCGGCGACTTGTTCGAGGGCAGCGCTACCGAGCGTCGTGACAAACTGCTCGCCGAGATCGCGCTCGCCAAGGCGGACGCAGACAAAGGCGTCGACGGCGCGGCTGATCGCGTCGCCGATCTGACGCGGCGCCTGGTCGAAACCAGCCGCGACGCCTTCGGCACCGCTGGCCCCGAATATGGCGCCGACCGCGCCAACGCGATCAGCACGGCCGAGGCGATCATCGCGGCCGAGAATGAGCGCATCCGCGCGGCCCAGCAGGCGACGATTGACACGAGCAAGGCGCTCGCGACCAACAATCAGCTCACCAATGAGACCAACGACATCCTCGCCGAAATGCGCGCGATGATGCGCGCCAATTCCGTGGGCGAGGGATCGGTGTTCCTGCAGTCGATGTTCGGCACGGCGCGGAACGTCACGCTATGAGCGAGATCTGTCTGATCGAGGCGAAGCCACGGCTGGTCGCGACCGGCGCCGAGACGACGATCCGCTTGGCGGGCGGCGGCGCCTTCACCGAATATCTGTCGGGCGGTCAGCACTATCGTGCGGGCATCGTCGCCATGCCGAGGTTCACGGGCGGCATCGGCTATGACGATAGCGGATGGACCGGCTCGACGGTGCCTACCAGCGGCGGCCTCACCTTCTCGCCCGGCGATAGCGCGCTGGTCACCGAGCTGCTCGCCCACTATTGGCGCGATGCGGCCATCACGATCGACGCGGGCGAGGAAACGGCGGCGCTCGTCCGCCGTCTTACCGGGATCGTCGCCGGGGTCGCAGGCGCCGATGGGTCGCTGACCCTGACGCTGCAGGATCCCAGCAAGCTCGTCGACAAGACTGTCCTCGGCACCGGCTTTGCCGGCACGGGCGGGATCGAGGGGCCGACCGAAGCGACGGGACGCGTGAAGCGCCGGAGTTGGGGCCGCGTCTTCAACGTCGAAGGGCGCCTGCTCGATAAGGCGAACAACATTTTCGAGTTCGGCGATCCGGCGCGTCCTCTGCAGTCGATCGTCGAGCTGCGCGACAAGGGGCGCGCCGGAGCTGTCAACACCGTCGCGTGGCAGGGCACGATCGCCGCGACCTTTGCTGCGCTGCAGGCGGCGGCCGCGCCGCAGGGCGGCGGCGTCGTCGCGCCCTCGATCGCGTGCGCCAAATGGTGGACCGATCCCGCGGGGCCGCTCACCGCCGACCTGCTCGGCGAAAACACGGGCGGCTATGTCGAGAACGCGGCGGCGATCGCGGCCAAGCTGCTCGCCGCGATCGCCGGCCCGGCGATTGCCAATCAGGCGGCCGCCGAGCTTCTCCGTCCCGCTGCCTGCGGCGTTCACATCGACAGCGCGGCCGAGACCGTCGCGCAGACGATCGATAAGCTTCTCCTCGGATCCTCGCTCTATTGGATCCTGCAGCCCGCGGGCACGATCCGCATCGGCGAGTTCGCCTGGGGCGCATCGGTCGCGTCGTTTCAAGCGGTCTTCATCGGCCGTGAAAGGCAGTTGCCACCGATCAAGTCGCGCAAGGTCGGCTACAAGAAAAACCGCCGTACCCATTCGGCGAGCGAGATCTCGGCCGCGCTCGGCCGCCTGTTCATCCAGTCGACCTCGCCGACCGCGGCGCAGAGTTCGCCGGGGGATACGTGGCAGGCTTCCGATGGAACCTTTTACACGCGCCTCGACACGCCGCTGATGCTCAACGGCGACAGCCTGCTCCTCGGCGGCAACGAGCTGGAGTTGGTGTGGACGCCGCTTCCCGACCAGCCGGTGGTGACGATCGCGCAGGCGGCCGCCTCGGCCCAAGCCGCGGCGGACCTGGCGCAGATGGCCGCCGACGCCGCCAACCTCCGCCTCTCCGAGATCGCCAGCGACAGCCTACTCACGCCGGGCGAGAAGCCGCAGGTCATCTTGGAGCGCGATATGATCGTCGCCGAGCAGGCGGGGATCGATGCGCAGGCGACCGCCTTCGCGATCACCATTGAAAAGACGGCATATGACAATGCCGTCGCGGCGCTGGTCGCCTATCTCGCGACGCTGACAACGGCCGTCCTTTGGACCGATCTCGGCGGCAACACCGACATCGTCGGCGCGACCTTCCGCTCCAAGTTCGCCGATGTCTACGCGGCGCGTCAGACGTTGCTCAACAAGATTTCCGCGGTTGCGAAGGCACGCGCCGATCAGGGCGTCGCGGACGCGGCGGCGGCGCAGGCTGCCGCGACAACGGCGCAATCGGGAGCCAACATCGCCAATGCCATCCTCGCCGAGATCGCGAGCGATAGCCTGCTCACGCCCGGCGAGAAGCCGCAGGTCATCCGCGATCGTGACGTCATCATCGCCGAGCAGGCGGGCATCGACGCGGGCGCCACGGCCCTCGGCATTACCACGGAAAAGACCGCTTATGACAACGCGGTCTCCGCTCTGACTACCTATCTCGCGACGCTGACGCTTCCCTTCCTTTGGAGTAACCTCGCGGGCAACACCGACATCGTCGGCGCCACCTTTCGGTCCAAGTTCGCGGACGTCTACACCACGCGTCAGGCGCTACTCGACAAGATCGCGGCCATCGCCGCGCAGCGCGCCGTCTGGGGGAATGTTTCCGGCACTGGCAAGCCAGAGGATGGGGCCGACGTCACCGCCAATGCGCAGGTCGCCGTGGTCCCTCCAGCGGGCTTCACGCTCTATCGGACGTGGGATGCTCAGGTGAAGCTTGACCAATTGCCGGTCGACGTCCGCCCGAACGTCACACGCGGCGGGGTCGACAAGCGCAGCGACAACGGCACCACCTATGCAATCGTCGCCGAGACTGGCGGCGTGAGCGGCAAGGTCTCGATCAACAATACGATCGGCTCGGCCGAAAAGGGCACCCTGACTTTCGCTAATACGATCACCAGCGGTGGGCAGGTCGGCTTCACCGTGACGATCGCGGGGGTCACCTATGGACCCTTTGTCGTGACTGTTACCACGACTGACGACAATCCGCCGGTCAACAATGGCGCTTCGGGTGGGACCGACAGCACGCTCAATGTGGTGTCATCGACGAGCTACGCCGTCATCACCAACACCGAGACGAACGATCCGGTTCTCGATGTGATCATCGGCTCGGGCCAGATCCTCAAGCTGACCGCCAATTTCTCCTATTACAAAGGTGGCGGAGGATCGCTCGCGATGACCTGCACGGCCGAATATTACAATGGTTCGGCATGGGTTTCGATGGGAGCGGATATCACCGGTTCGTCAGCGCTCCGTTACTTCGATGCCGATCTAGAGACATGGGTCATGGAGCCCGGTGAGCTGTCGTACACGTGGTCGGTGTCGGGGCTTTCGCCCGGTACCTATCCGGTGCGCCTGCTCGGCAAAAAGGCAACCAGCACAACCGGCACGCTCACGCCCGCCGCGGGCGGCGCAACCAGTTCAAGAGCTTAGGAGGAAGATATGGGCGTCAATTATGGCGGAGCCGCGCTGCGGAACTATTACAAGGGCACTGACAGGGTAGCGGTGGCCGATATGGCGGTCGATGCCTCTGGCGCCACTGGTGGGTCAGTGCCCTTAGCCGGGCTGGTCTTTCAGCAGCTCAACACCCATTACTATTGCGGCGGCCGCCTCGGCATCGGCGAGACAACTCCGAACCAACAGCTCGTTGTGAAGGGCACCTCGGCAATCGACGGCTCCGCGCCGGTTACGATCGAGATCAACGATGCGCAAACCGGCGTCGGGAATTGGTCGACCAATGCCAAGTTCGGCGCGATCGACTTCCGAACGGCCGACGGTTCGGTGGTCGGCGCCGTCGTTCGCGCGCAGCTCGCCGCCTTCATGCCGATCTCGCATGGCGGCGCCACGTCGGTGCGGATCAGCGTGTCGAACAGCACGCAGTTCGATCAGTCCTTCGTCTTCGAGAATACCGGCCGCTTCACTCCCGGCGCGGACAATACTCAAGCCCTCGGTTGGTCGAGCCAGCGCTGGTCGATCGTCTATGCCGGCACCGGTACGATCAACACCTCGGACGCGCGTGACAAGCAATGGCGCGGTGACATGACCACTGCCGAGCTGGCGGCTGCAAAGCGGATCGCGGCCGAGCTGGGTTTCTACAAATGGCTGGCGGTGATCGAGGCGAAAGGCGAAGCTGCTGCCCGCCTTCACTTCGGCGCGCGCGCCCAAGAAGTGTGGTTGATCATGGCCGATGAAGGGCTTGTTGATCCGCTCGACGGGGATGGCCGCCCAGGATCGACGCCCTACGCATTTCTGTGCTGGGACGAGTGGGAAAGTGAGGAAGGCGAGCAGGTGTCGCGGTTTGGCCTCCGCCTCGACCAGCTCGCGCTCTTCCTGATCGCGGCGCAAGAGCAACGCATTGCGCTGCTGGAGGCCGCGGGGTCGTAAATCATGCCGGCCGTCGATCCCCAGCAAGCAGCGTGGCTGCGCAGCGAGGAGCTGCTCGCCGTGGCATCAAGCGCGCCGGCCGCCGCCAAGTGGGGGGCGGTCGCGCTCGATACGCGCATCACCAGTGCGATCGCGCTCAAGGCGGATGCCGATGTCGAAGCGGCGCGCCAGCTCGCCTTCGTCGGCGCCGGGCCGGTCGGTGTGGATATCCTCCACGTGCCCGGAAACCAGATCGAGCTGATCGGCAAGATCGTGACGCTCACGGCCGCCAATGGCGGTTACAGCGCTGGGGTCGATGTCTTCGTCCTCTCGGCCGACGAAGCCGAAACCCCCGGCTTCACCAAGCTGCTTGTTTTGAGGAGGCTCTAATGCCGGGAATGCAGATCATCGTGCCGATGGCTGAGGCCGGTGCCGCGACGTTGTCGGGGCCGGGGTCGGGCCTCACCAACCTGCAGACGCCTTCGCCACGGGAGGTGTGGCTCGCGCCGGGGACGGGCGTCCAGAATATCGAGATCGACTTCGGCATGGACGTCACAGTCGATAGCTTCGCCCTCGTCGGGACCAACGCTCTGCCGGGCGCACTGTGGTCGATCCGGCAGATCGCGGGGCTTGGTGGCGCGGTAACGGCTTCGCTGCTTGTCAACGCTCCCATGCGCATGCCCGGCGCGATCCGGAAACGCTATGCATCGTTCTATCGCCACGCGGCACCGGTCACGGGCCGTTACTTCCGCGTCCAGGTCAATCAGGGCGCCGCTCCCGCGATGATCGCGGGCCGTCTCGATATCGGTTTGGCTGTGGAGATCCCTTACGCCTTCGGCTCCGGCCGCACACCGATCGACACCTCGCGTGTCGTCGAGCTGCCGGATGGCGGCTTCGGAGTCGACCGGGGCGTAGTGAAAGGGCTGCTCAACTGGCGCTTCGTCGACCTCGACGCGGCGACGGTTGCAAAATTGTGGGCGATCGCCGAAGACCGCGGCGAGAGCCGCCCGGTCATCGTGATCGAGGGCGATACGACGCCTCTCGCTGAGCCGTCGTTCAACTACGGCTTGTTTCGCCGCTTCGAGGCGTATGAGCGCGAAGACCCCGCCTTCACCAAGTGGGCGTTCAGCATGGTCGAGTGGCTATAACGTTCGCCAACGGACGGGGGTTGGCGCTGGCGCTGGCGGTAGACAGCGGCATGCGCAAGATCAACCTGCTCGCCATTCATTGCACCGCCACCCTCGAAGGGCGCCCCTTCACGCGCGCGGACATCGACGCGATGCACCGTCGCCAGGGCTGGAGCGAGATCGGCTACCACTATCTGATCGAGCTTGACGGCACCGTCGCCGAGGGCCGCAATGTCCAACGCCCCGGCTCGCACATCAAGGGCCACAATGCCAATTCGATCGGGATCTGCTACGTCGGCGGCATTGGCCGCGACGGCAAGGCAAAGGACACCCGAACCGACGCGCAGAAGGCGGCGCTGGCGCAGCTCTTGCGCGATCTGCGTGTCAGCTATCCCGTCACGATCATTCGCGGCCATCGCGACATGTCCCCTGACCTCGATGGCGATGGCGTCGTCGAGCCGCACGAGTGGCTCAAGATGTGCCCCTGTTTCGACGTTGCCTCGTGGTGCCGATCGGTCGGGATCGATCCCCGATGAGCGCGGCCGATGCTTCAATCGAGGCCGTCCTTTCGGCGCGCACGCCCGCCGAGGCGATGCGCCATTGGATGATCGAGCGCCTGTGGATCGCCAGCATCGCCGCCGCCGTCTTTCTTGCCGCGCTGATCGGCATCCTTTGGCTCGGCGACTGGAGCAAAGCAACCGAGGCGGCGCGTCTCAAAGCTCTCGCGGGCATCGCCTTTGGCGCGATCGGCTTCCAACTCGTCGTCGCGTGGTCGTTCTCGCTCGGCGGCCCGGTCGGCCGCTGGCAGGCGCGCTGGGGCAATCGCAGCCTTACTGCCGAGGACGATCGCGCCGCGCGTCGGGCATATGACGGCGAGGCGTCCATATGATCGCCGCCGCCATCGCTTGGCTGGTCAAGAAGGGCGTTTCGGAGCGCGTCGCGCCGTTGCTGTGTTGGGGCGCGCTCGCGCTTCTAATCGGTCTGGCGGTCGTCCTCTGGCTTACGGCTCGCGATGCCGAGGTCATCAAAAATCACGAGGCGAAGACGTCGGCTAAACTGGAGCGAACGGGCCGTCAGGCCGACACCTCGGCTGCCCAGCGCGTTCAGGCGCGACGACGGGCCGAGGACACCGCAAGGAAGGACTTTGACAATGCGACTGCGGGCATCCCTGATCAGGGCCTTTCTGATCGCCAGCGCCTCGATCTGTGTCGCGAGTTGCGCGACGCCGGGACCGATACGGCTCTCCTCCCCGAGTGCAGTGATGTTCGAGCAGGAGGCCAAGCCGGTCCCTGATATCGCCATCCTCCGCAACAACAGCGAGGAGGGCTATCGTCAGCATCAGCGCGACAAGGATGAGTGGGGCGCGCGCGGTTGGGCAAAGGTGAACGATCTTTGCCTGTGGTTTCAGGAGCAGGGAGTAGAGGAACTAAGGTGTTCGGCTTCCTCGAGAACCAATTACTAGATATCCGCCCGTCCTAAATGGCGTCAGGGTTGCCCTTGCCGCCAGTACGGCCACCACCCCCTCCACCGTTGCCGCCTGCTCCGCCGCCACCCCCGGTTCCGCGATCTGACACAGTGGTAGTCGCTGTTGGAGTGGGAGCTTCTTTGGGCTGCTCTTTCTGCGTGGTGGTCGTTGTCGAAGCAGGAGCTTCTTTCTGTGTGGTGGTCGTTGTCGAAGCAGGAGCTTCTTTGGGCTGCTGCTTTGTGGTGGTCGTTGTCGTGCTCTCTTTCGGCGTAGACGATCCGCCTGCGGTGTTTCCGGTGCTGGCGGCCTTTTCTTCAGCATCCAGACCATCAAGAATTTTTGCAGCGTTTTTGTTCGTCGTGCCCTTTGAACCCGATCGAGCGGTGCCCGCGACACCCTCCACAATGTCGGTGGCCAAGCCTTCTTCTTCGTCCTTCGACATGATCCATCCCTCTCCGACTCGCTATTATAATCCGAGGATAACACGGCGCCTTGGCGTCGAATAGATGACCAGTTTTTGGCGCGGATTTTTGGCGCGAATTTTTGGCGCGCTACACTGTGCTTGCGCCGGTCGCCGCGCGGCCTGACGCGGCCCGCGCGATAGTCGGCGCGCCATTTGTTCATGAAATGTTCTACTCGGCAGGCCATGCGAAGCCCCGCGATGCGACCCTCGCGCAGGTCGGCGACGAGCTTCGGGTCGCGCACCGCGTCGCGCCCGAAGACGCTCTGCGGGATCGCCGATTCGACGAGGAAGGCCTCGACCCTTTGCAACAGCGTCTGTGTCATAAATCCTCCCTGATCGCTCCGGCCGCCGGGCGACTCGCCCGATAGGATATTTCCTATTTGAGGATGATTTTCCTACTTGTCTAGGATAAATCCTATTGCTAGATACGAAATAGGAAGGACCGATCCCGTGGCAGATTTTGGAGACGATCCGCGCACCGCGCTCGACCGGCTGCTCACCGAACGGGGGGTCGATTATGCGCAGCTATCGGCGCGCATCGGGCGCAACCCTGCTTACATCCAGCAATATATCAAGCGCGGCTCACCGCGGCGGCTCGCCGAAGAAGACCGCGCGCGCATCGCCGCCTATCTGGGGGTGCCCGAGGCGATGCTGGGCGGGCCGGTGCAGCGCGTCGCCGCGCCCGCGCGGGCGGGCGGGTCGGCGATGGTGCTGGTGCCCAAGCTCGCGATCGGCGCCTCGGCGGGCGCGGGGCGGACGGTCGACGGCGAGCCGGTCGAGGGCGCGGTCGCCTTCGACCCCAAATGGCTGCGCGAGTTGGGGGCCGATGCGCGCGCGCTCAGCATCATCCGCGTCGAGGGCGATTCGATGGCGCCGACGCTCAACGACGGCGACGACATCCTGGTCGACGGCGGCGACGCCGCGACGCGGCTGCGCGACGGCATCTATGTGCTGCGCATGGACGACGCGCTGATGGTGAAACGCATCGCGCGCGCGCCGGGGCCGGGGCGGATCTCGGTGATCAGCGACAATGCGCAATACCGCAGCTGGGACGATTTGCCGATGAGCGCGGTGCAGCTGGTGGGCCGCGTGGTATGGACCGGGCGGCGGGTGCGGTAGCCTATAATCCTCCCGCAACGCTTCGCGATGGGGAGGATCGATCAATAGGGCGTTGCCATCTCCGCCTCGATCTCATGCTCCAGCACTTCGGCGCGCTGGCATTGTTCCTCATTGCCGTCGCGGCATTTTTCCGCCGCCTTGTCGCGCTGGCGCGACAGCTTACCGAGCTTCTCCTCGCGCTCGCGCAGCTGGCGCCCGCGGTTGCGGTCGGATTCGTCCTGGCTGGTGGTCGACCAGTCGGCGACCTTGCCCACCGCCTTGACCGGCGCGGTGACGACCGTCTTGACCGCGCTCACACAGCCGCCGAGCAAAGGCACCGCCAGCAAAACGAGGACTATCGCGCGCATGTTTTTTCCTTTCGACCCGGGCGGTTTTCTTCGCATATCGCGCCGCGGCTGAACAGGAGGTTGCGGTAACCTGCGCCGTGCATCGGCCATCGTGTCATATCACTGAAACAAATGGTTAAATTGCTATTTACTATCGCGCTCTAGGTCGTGCTGGCCCGCCACATCATCCGAAGAGAGCC